GTCAGGCAGAACGAACCCTCTTCCAACAGGCCCTGACAGGGCATGTCTTCGACGTGGACGGTGAGCTGAAACCACAAATGATGGGCCAGCTTATGGGAAGTATTATGTCTTTTCCAGTCCTATGTATTGCCAATGCTGCCATGTCTCGTTGGAGCATGGAGCTGGGTGATCGGAGGATCTGGAAGCTCAAGGATGCGGCACTTGCCATCAATGGTGATGACGTCGCACTCCGAGCAAACAAAGAGACATATACCTACTGGTCAAAGATCACAAATTTTGGTGGTCTTATTGAGTCAGTTGGGAAAACCTTCGTCAGTCGGGACTGGGTGTCTATAAATAGTATGATGTATGAACGTTGTGATCCTTTCCCCCTTGAAGATAAAAGGGCGGATGGTTCAAAGGTTATCCGACTTGCGACACTCCGTGAGGTGCCACATGTAAACATGGGGCTCGTCATGGGACAGAAGCGAGGCGGCGGAACCTTTACCGCGAAGGATATCGACGGTGGAGTTACCTTTGCTACGAGAGCAAGGGAACTCATTGATCACTGTCCAAAGTTTCTACGTACGTTAGTATATGATGACTTCATTGAGCAGAACCGTGAGCAGCTTAAAGCTACCCGGTTGCCGTGGTTCATTCCGGAGTGGTTAGGTGGTCTCGGGCTTCCAATTGTGGATCCCGAGAAACACTTCAACTCTGAGATGGACCTTAGGATCGCTACCAGGGTGCTGATGAATTGGAATCAGAAAGGCCAAAGGCCTGTCTGCCTCAACTCAAAAGCAACTCCGTGGAAGGTCCGGCAGCTCTGTTCTACTAAGTTACCTATTAGTGATGTGACTATGAATGATGATTCATCAGTGGAAGCTCTCGATAGGGTGAATGGACTGCTAGCAGTCGATCTCCTTTTCAATAGTGACTTCACACTTGATGATCTGTATAATGAGGAAGGGAAGTTAGTGAATATCATGGGCGCTGTGAATCACAATGCCCGCCTATGGACACCAGTAGGGCCCAGAGACCCGCTCACAGGAGTGAGGGACTCTAGACGGTACCCGGTGATGCCGGAGAGCGTGCTCTTCGGACCTAGGCGATACTCGGGACTCAGAGTTAAGGATAGGGCCTTCGGGACCAAGAGATTTCCATCTCCTGGTACCAGACCCACTTCAACGAAAGAGTTACTGCAACTTCCAAAGGATTATTACCTTGACTAGTCAATCCTCAAAATGATTCAGTGAGTATGAAAGATGATAACTACACAACGGTTTCCACGAAAAGTGGGCCTGCTGGAGATTTCTCTCCGCTGTGTGATAGTTAATGTCTATATGATACTTATATGTCATGATGTATATGAAGTATGTATAGATTTAGTATGTATGTGTGTGTGCCAAGGAGGGTAACTATTGTCTGAACAAGTTCAGACTGTGTCTTAGTTGAGGAAGCGCTAAAAGCACTTACCAATCAATTTGGAACACTAGTTATCCTGTAGAAGAATCGCCTGACCTATCTAATAGGCTCAGGGGTGTA